GGCGCGAGGGATCACGAGGGCGAGCAGCCGCGGCACGTCGACACGGCCGCGCCCATACTCCGGATCCGGGCCGACCGGGCCGCCATCCACCGCGCTCGCATGCAACAGCGCCGTGATGCTGTCGGGGGTGAGCTCAGGCCGCAGGCCGCGCAGCAGCGCCACGACACCCGCCACATGGGGCGAGGCCATCGAGGTGCCCGACTTCGAGCCCGTGCCGCCACTTGGCAACGAGGAGACGATGCCGGAGCCGGGGGCCACGAGGTCGAGATCGGGGTCGCGATTGGAGTAGCTCGCGCGCCCGCCGCCGCTGGTCACCGCGCCGACACTCAGGACGCCAGCGTAGGCGGCGGGGTAGTAGGCGGTGGCCCCACCAGCATTGCCGCTGGAGGCCACCAGCATGCCACCGCGCGCCGTGTAGCCCTGGACGGCGAGCATCATCACGCCCGTCGCGCCACCGCCGATCGAGGCGTTGACGACGGGGAGGCTCACAGAGTCAGCCCACCGCAGGGCCACCGCCTGAACGGAGGACCAGCTCAGGCATTCGCCGTTGATGTCTTCGAACACTCGGAGCGCGAACAACTCGACGCCGGGGGCCGCGCCGTTGACCGACGATCCGACCGAACCGGCGACGTGCGAGCCGTGGCCCTTGCACGGTGCGAAGGTGTCGCCCCATGCCTCGGGCCCGCCGTTGCTCGTGCCGAAGTTGCGGCCGCCGACGACGTTCAGGTGAGGGTGGTCGGCGAAGATCCCTGAGTCCATGATCCCCACCCGCACCCCGGCACCGGTGATCCCTCGGTTCCATGCGCTGTCCGCGCCGATCATCGCGAGGTTCCACGGCAGCGCCATCGGCGCCGCCAGATCACTCAGGTCAGCGAGGGCAGTGGAATCCGGCGGCGGGAGCGGGGTCGTCGCATCGTACTCCGCGTACAGGGGAGCGGGCCGCAGCGCGCGCAGCGAGTCGAGCAGACCTGGGCGGCCAGTGAAGGCCAGCACGGCCCCCTCTCGGAACGCCACCGCCAGGCCCCACCGCTTCGCCGCCGGGAGGAGCTGCACAGTGTCGCGCTCGGCCTCGAGCACGACGGCATAGCGCACCGTGGGCGCCTGCGCGCTCACGAACGCCACCCCCCCCCACGCCATGACGAGGAGGGTGACGACGGCGAGGATCCGGCCGAGGCGCTGCATCAGCGCATCTCCGTGTCGGCCGAGAGGATGATGTCATCCGCGTCCTGGTTCATCAGTCCACCACCGGCGGGACGATGATCTCGACCACCACAACGGAGTCGGGAGCCGGAGGCGGCACGTCGTTGCGCTTGACCCATGCCGACCATGCGTTGGGTTCCACGCTGACCAGTCCACGGCGGACAGCGTAGGCGGTGCCGGCTACCAGGACAGAGTCGCCTGGCGCGGGGGCCGGAAGCTTGAACAGCGCCTCGGGCCCGTCAGGGGCAGCGCCAAAGTTGCTCGTCCAGCGACAGACAGTTCCCACCGGGCGGCAGGCCATTCGGACACTCGCGGTATCCGCCTTGAAGGTGATCTCCATCGTCACGCCCGGCGATGCGGGAGGGACCTTCCCGCTCCCCGCGCCGATCAGCCCGCATGCGCCGAGGAACAGGAGAGAGACCATCAGGCCGAGCTTTGCGTTTCCCTGGCGTCCCTGAAAGACGTCCGGGATACCGTCGCCGTCAGCATCGACGAAGCCGCGCGACAGAGCCGCGACGAAGGTGCCGACCCCGGCCAGCCAGGCGGACCAGTCCGCCGGCACGAGCCCGACGAACTCCGGCTGCGTGAGCAACCCGATCAGCGCCGCCACCAACGACAGCAGGGTGGTGAGCTTGGATGTGAAAATCGCGCGAATCAGTCCCATGATGCGTCCTCCTCAGTTCTCGTTGCGGGGGAGAGGCCCCCATCCATCCCAGGGCTGGTAGCGCTCCGGGCTCTTCTTCACGCAGATCAGCAGCTCGTCCGTCTTCCCGCTGTGGCGGTTGGCCAGACTCAGGTGCACATGGAACCGCTCGTAGGGGTAGGCGATCATCTGCCCGAATTCGGGGAAGTCACCGCGCGCTCTCGCTTCCATCACGCGATGCGCGATGATCAGGCACGACACCCCCGGGATGCTGAAGTCCGCAGCGCTTGCCGTGGTGTGCTGGGAGTGATCGCTGGCATGCTTGGCGCGTCGGTATCCACCACCACCCTTGGTGATGAGCAGCTTCCGATCGCCACAGATCGCCCGCACGTGCTCGAGCATCAGGGCCAGACGCCTGGCGTTGCTGATGTACTGCGCCGGGACGTCCCCGAACTCGCCCAGGGAGAAGTTCGGTGAGAGCTTCACCGCTTCCTCGTCGGCTTCGGCTTCGTCCGCCCCTTGGCGGCCCGTGCCTTCCGGCGCACCGCTTCCGACGCCTGCTGTGCCGCGGCGGCTGCGGAGCTTCCCGCGCGCTCGATCGCGTCGACGCGAGTGGCGAGCGCTGCGATGGTTTCTTGGAGTGAGCTGGCGAGCTGACCGAGGGTGTTGACGTCTCGACTGAGGCTCTCGAGGTCGTGGCTCACTTTGTCGAGGCCAGCCTTGAGGGTCGCGGTCGTGGTCGTCATCGCGCCGACCAACTTGCCGGCGCCGTAGACAATGGCGCCGACGAGCCCGATAAGCTGCAGGAAGTCCCAGAGCCCGATAAGCTGCAGGAAGTCCCAAAGGTCTGATGGCACGCGTGCTCCGGGTGTTGAGTCTCCCGGAGCTTCGCGCCGTGCCTCGGTTGAGGGCAGGGGGGAGAGGCTGCGCGAGGTGACAGATCTGTCACGCTCTGCGGCGCTCAGACGAGCGTCGTGAGCTTCCGACGGATGGCACCCACCACGACACCGGTGCGGTGGCGGTGCAGCTCGTCCACGACGAGCTCGGCGATCGGGATCTCGACGTCCACGCCGCGCGACGGTACGACCAGCCTGGCGATCTGGTCCACCTCGAGCCGATCACCCGGGTACACCGTCGGGCGCTCGCGATAGACGTCATGCACGCCGACCTCGTAGGCGAGGCCCCCCTGGGCGCGATCGAGGAGCGTCCGGTTGCCCTCGAAGAGTCCGATCAGCGGCCCGCAGCCTTCCACCGTGGTGTCGGTTTCCTGCCCCTCGATGAACGCCCACACGCGATCAATCCGGATCGTGCCCGCGCCCAGCGACTTGAGGCGCACACGGAAGCCGGTGTTCCCGTTCGAGAAGTTGAGGCGCATCGTGCCGTAGTTCACGCGGCGGCCACTCGCCTCCTCGTTGACGTTGGTCAGGTACTCGGTCCCGGAGAACGTCCCCGTGATCAGCGGGAGTGCGGTCAGGAGCGGGCTCGCGCCACCCCAGTAGACCACGCCCCAGTGGATCGTGACGTTTGTGCTCCCGTTGGTGATCCGGTCGTTCGGCTGCCGCATCAGATCCGCGGTGAGCAGCTCGTCAGCGCCTGCGGCGTCCCAGCGCAGGGACTGCGTCCCCGTCTCGATGTACTGCGGGTCGGTCTCGATGGAGAGATCGTCCTCCGCACCGTCCGAGGCCGTGTAGCCATCCGGGATCCCGGTGCCCGCGTCGATGTCGCGGAAATGCGCGTTCGGTGCCCAGTTCGTCGCGGCAGCGAACGGCCGCACATCGTCATCGGCCTTCGGGTTCAGGCGATTCGGGAGCGCCACGGCGTAGATGGAGCTCCCATCGGATTCCACGATCCGGACGATGTCATTCACCTCGAAGTCACCCGAGACAATCCCCGTCACCTCGAGCTGTCGGGTCGCCGCGAAGGAGTCCGTGATCAGGTGGAGAGTGCCGTCGGGCTCTCGCAGATACTTGCCCACCCACTGCCCATCCTCGACAATGGCGAGATCGGCCGGCCCGCGGCTCCAATCGCCGAGCGTCACCAGCTCGTCGCCGAGATCCACTGCCGTCACCCGGAAGTGCGCCTCCGCGATGCCGGTGTCCTCGTCGTTGAGCGGGTAGATCACCTGCGCAGCCCGGGTGCGGTCGTTGGAGTCCCGGAACTTCGTGAGGTTCTTCCCCTCGACGATTGCTGGTGTCCCGCTCGCCGGGCTCACCAGCAGGTCAATCGCCCACTGCATCGCGTTCACGCGGCGCCACCGGGACCGGATGGTCTGCCGTGCCAGGCGGATCGCGGTGGTGGCATTCGCCGCGGCGACCAACTTGCCGAGGCCACTCGGTCCGCTATCCCGCCCGTACGTCACCGTCAGGGTCGGGTTCACCTCGACCGTACCCGGGATCAGCCAGGGGGGCCAGTTCCCCAGCGTCAGCAGGTGGTCGAGGGCGTCTTCGAGCGAGCCCGTGAACGTCGCGCTGTAGTTGTTGCCGTCCCGTAGCCGCACCCGCTCGGTGAACCATGCCGCCACCGGCAGCGCCGTCACTTCCATGACGTCGCGGTCATAGTCCCGATCGACCGCGCCCACCACCCACTCCTCCATGCTGGCGTCTTCGCGCTCGACCAGCAGGACCTTGCCGTCGCCGATAACCTCCACCCAGCTGGTCGGGTCCGTGAGCCCGGGGTCTGACCCCGGGCCGCGCACACCCCACTGCTGCAGGGCAATCACCCCACTGTTGTTGCCGCTCGAGGCGAAGCCGATCCGACGGTGGTTCCCGTCCCGATAGTCCACCGGGAGGGTGACCTCACAGACCAGCACCTCGTTCGCCCCGGTGACCACGTCGCTCCGCCAGACAGTCATGGTCAGGCCCACCACCCGGACGCGGAGCCTGAGGGCTGACGGGGAGCCTGCTCCGAAGGTGTAGAGTGTGATGTCTGACGTCTCGTGCAGGAGGTTCGTCGTCGAGGTGCGGCGGTCCTCGACCTGAATCTTGATGGTGCTCGCCCCGGTGCTGTACATCCGGACCGCATAGCACTCGTTGTCGAGGAAGCTGGCGATGGTCGTGTTCTTCAGGTGCGTGAACACACTGGAGGCGACGTTCTGGTCGGACGAGAGGCGTCCGAGGTCAGCGACAACCTCGAAGTTGTCGTCGTAGAGATCGGCGTTCGTGCGGAACGCCCCCCATGATGGGGTCGTCGTGTTATTCCGGATCTGGTCCCAGTCCTCGACCTTGTACTCGGTCGCACCGCCCCGGTACTCATAGCCGGTGACCCCGCCCCCGCCAGGTGTCGGGGTGTACGCCGTGAGATCGACCGCGAGGCCGGTCGTGTTGGTGATGTCGTCCCAGAAGACGTAGGGCGATCCTGCGGTCGGGGGGCCGTTGCCCTCAACCGGCGCCGGCGCCCCCGGCGGCACCAGCGCAGGCGTGGCAAAGTCGCCCAGGACATCCGTCCCTGGCGTCCGGTTCGGCACCGTCAACTGCATGCGGTGTTCGCCGTCGCTCCGGAGGGTCGTGATCCACTTGGTGACGCCCCGCAAGGTGCCCTGATAGGCCCCGCCAGCGGCGAGCAGGTCACTCCACACCGAGAGCACGCGCTGCGCGGCGGGCATCAGTACCAGAGCTCGCGATAGGCGAGGGTTGCCGCGTCGACGCTGCCTGACGCCACCGTGACCGTGATCGTCGGCTCGTCGTAGGGATCCAGCGATGGGAACCCGCCCACGTAGGTCGCGAACGCGCTGGTGACGCCATCGAGCAGCACCCGCCCCGTCGAGGCGTCGATCACCAGGTCGGTGTCGTTGCTGTCCCCGGTCCAGACCATCGTGTGGAGCGTGTCGCCGTCCCCGTTCTTGATCACGATCGTGGCATCGACGAAGTCGCCCTCGATCGTGAGGGCCCAGTTCTCAATGACCGCGTTGCCCATCGGGATCGCCGTCTCGCCGGAGAGCACCAGACTCGTCGGCGTCAGCGCCTGCCAACGGGGATCGCCGCACAGCATCGTGATGGCACCATAGGACACCCGCGCCTGCACATGCTTGAGCGGAGCCAGCGCCACCGACTGCAGGCGACCACGGATCTGGCGCGGTGTGGTGCCGTCGTCGATCTGGACCACGACCTCGCGCAGGAAGTGGCTCTTCAGCCACTGCTCATTGAGTTCGCGCTCCGCGGGCGTGTCCCCAATGATCCGGATCGGGATCATCGGTTCGCGCGCTCGCACCTCGTAGGTGGATGCCACGATGCCGCCGATGCGGCCCGTCAGCGGCGAGACCCCGAAGCTGGCGCGTGGCGCGTCAAGCCATTCGCGCGGCTCGCCGGAGATCCACACCCCATGGCTGCTGGCGTCCGCACCGGCGATCTTCAGCACAGCCGACATCTCACCCTCCCCGCGTCAGGACACCGAGATCGCGCTCGATGCGCAACGCCTCGTCGAGTCCCTTGATGACCGCACCCTCCACCGCGTCCACGGTGCTGGCATTGATGGTGCCGATCGCGACGCTGGGCCGCCCGACCGCGGCCTCCGTGGCGACGGCGATCCGGGTCTGCAGCGAGATCATCGCGGTGCCCTGTTCCACCAGCTTGCCCAGGTGACTGATCATCAGGCCGCTGTCGCCCACCGGGATCCCGGCGTTCAGTCCGGCCGGGGCACCTGGCACCGCGACGCCACCCGTGGTCGGCACCGCACTGGCCCCGGTGTCTGGTGCCGTGCCACCCGCCGGCGCACCCCCCGGCGGCGCCGTCTCCATGTCCCGCAGGATCCCGGTGATGCGCGTGAGGATGTCGGTGAACTCGCTGCCCGTGAGCCCACCGCGCTCGCCGTCGGTGAGTGAGCCGATGTTCTGGCCGATGCCAAGCAGGCGCTGCATCAGCGTGGCCCGCCCCTCCGCCGTCGTGAGGTCCACGCCGCCGAACGCCCCGCTGAGCGCGGAGCTGCCGAAGTCCTTGCCCAGCCCCTCCTTGATGCGGTTCAGCTGCTCGGTCGGGGAGAACCCGCCGACGAGGCCACTCTGGAAGTCGAGCTCGTCCAGGAAGCCGCCGAACGAGTCCTCGAAGGAGCCGAAATTCGCGGTCTTGAGACCCCGCACGAACGCCTCGATCGCTTCCTTGCTGATGCGGCCATTCTCGATGCCGAGATCGACGCCCATATCCTTCGCGAGCTGCTCGGCGTCCGTGATCGTGAGGCCCTGCGCCTGCAGGGTTGCGCGGAAGCCCTGAAACCGCGTGGCATCAATGGCTCCAGAGCCCCCGAACGTGAGCGACTCCAACCCCGGCAGCGCACCCTTCGCGGCTTCGACCTGCGCACCGGTGCTCTGCGCGCGCAACAGCAGGCCGTTGCTCCGGGTGAGCGCCTGCAGGGCGTCGTTGTTGCGGCGCATCAGCGCTTCGTGCGCCGGGTTCTTGGAGAAGATCGAGCCGAGGATGCCGGCCACCGCACCCACCGCGCCGATCAGCCCACCGGCGGACAGGTTGCTGAGTCCGTCCTTCAGGGTCTCCGACAGCGTGATGACGTTGTTGAGGACGCCCGCCGACTCGGCGTTGATGACCCCCATCTCCTTCGCCAGCGAGACCGCGCCGCGCGCCGCGTTGTACATCTCCTTCTGCTGCTTCTCGACGTGGCCCGCACCCTCCCCGGCCGCCTCCGCCGCCTCGCGTTGCATCCGCGCCAGCGTCTCGACATCTCCGGACATCAGGGCATAGGCGTACTGCGTCATCCGCGCGGCATCGGCCACCGATCGCTGCAGCTGGACGTTCTGGCCGAGCTCGGCCTTGATCTCCTTCTGGATCGCCTCGGTCTGGGCCGTGAAGAACTTCACGGTCTCGGCCGACTGGCCCTCCTGGTCCCGGAACCGAATCGACTCCTCGAGCAGGCGGTTCAGGCTCCGGAGCTTGTCCTCCTGGAAGGGGAGGTCGCGCACGCGCACGAGCTCGCGCTCGATGCCGAGCCCCATCTCCAGCGAGTCAATGTTGTCCTCGTATGCCTGGCGGATCCGCTGCAGCTCCGTGCGCTGCTCCGCCGAGAGCCCCTTCTGCGTCACCAGCGCGTCGTTGATCTTCTCGATCGCGGCGCGCGCCTTGGTGATGGCGGGGTTCTCGTCGGGGTCGTACGCTTCCCGGAACGAGGTGGCGATCGCGTCGAACGCCTTGGCGGCCTCCTCGGCGTCCTTCTTCCTGCGCGCGGCCTCCGCGGCGCTAATCTCCTCGCGCTGCGCGCTGCCTGCGGCCTGCACAGCGACGATGTCCGATTCCGTCTGCTGTGAGATGCCATAGATCTCGCCCATTCGGGTCTTCCAAGCGGAGCCGATCAGCGTCAGGTTCCGCTCGGACGACTCGAACACCCCGGTGCCCCACGACTGGAGCGACTGTCCCACTGCCTCGAACTCGTCGCGGAGCGGCCCGGCAACCTTGGCGGCCGTGTTGATGATCGTGCCGAGCAGGCTCGAAGCGCCGCCCAGAGTGCCACGCACGATATTCCACGTTCCCTGGATGATGGCCAGAGCAGATGTGCCGATGACCTCGAAGGTGCCGATGGTCGCCATGCCGATGTTCGCAAACCCCTCGATAATGCGAGCGGTCACACGACGGACCGGATCGAGCAGCTCCCCCAGGCGGGTCTGGAACATCTGGGTCGCATTCGAGGTCGCCTGCAACTGGCCAACGGTCTCGCCGAGTCGAGTTTCCATCGTTCCGACGACCTTCGTGCCCATTTCGAGGGTCACATAGGCGAGGGCCTGATTCTTCTCGAGTTCACCGAACTTGCCCGCGCTCACGCCGAGCACCTTGGCATAGTCCGCCCAGAGGCCGCTCGGGTTCTTGCCGAAGAGCTTGTCGGTCCCTTCGTCAATCCCCAGAATCGACTGCTGCACCGCCTTGAGCGTCTGTTCGGCCGTGAGCCCTCGGGCGGCGCCGATATCCAGAAACGCCTTCAGGAGTGGGGCGGCCTTCCCGACATCACCGGCCGCTGTGGCCAGTTTGACAACCTCCACGGCGAAGTCTGCGGACTGCGTCTTGCTCATCCGGAAGCGGTCCTCGGCCTCCTTGGCAATGCTGGTGAGCGTCGACAGGGCAACCCCGGTCATCTTCGCAGTCCCCTCGAGCTTGATCTGCGAAGTGCGGTATTCGTCGAATGCGGCGAAGGACCCCCGAACGACGTCGGTCAGCTTCCGCATCGCCATCGCGGCGATATCCCCGACGTTGACGATCGGGACGATGCTCTTCGCGATGTCACCGAACATGCCACGCACCCCCTGCGACGTACCGCGCAGCGGGGCCGAGATCTTGTCCACCAGGCTGAGGACGACCTCAACAGCGGGGCGAATCATTCGGGCAGCATCCTCTCTTCGTCTTCGGCGACCATTTCAGGAACTCCCTCGCCCCCGAAGCCCATGCGCACCGCGCGGAACATCGAGAGCCGGTCCAATGCCAGCGCGGACGGGATCATCCCGTACCACGCCGGCAGCACCCGGAACGGGATCCACCCATCCGGCGTCCGCCATCCCCCGGGATTGCAGACCACCGACGGAAAGACACGCGCCACATGGCTCAGGGCCGCGTGAAGTCGGAGGCTACGCTCGGGCCGGGTGTAGGGATCGGCGGCGAGTCGGCGGAGGATGGTTTCGGGGTCGTCGTCGGGTTGGGGCTCGGGCGCGGCGTCGACGTCGTCCGCGACCGGTGACGAAAAAGGTCATCGAGCGCGGCCTTGCGGGCCTCGATCGGCATCTCATTGAACGCCGCCGCTGGATCCCCTGACCACCAGTACTTGATGTGCCAGGGGAACAGGCGACGGATCAGCCGGGAGGTGACCCGGTACCAGTCTTCGAGCGACTTGACCCGCTCGAAGCGGATGGTCCACCGGATCGCCTCCGGCGCCGACAGCTCACGCGCTGGTGTCCACGTCCGGCCCCGGGCATCCGTGAACGCCCAGGGCTCGTGCGCGGCCGCGAAGCTGCGGAAGTCGAACGCCACGGATCAGTCCACGACCCAGTTGTGCGAGTCGGTCCCGGCAGGGGTCGACGGCGGGAGCAGGAACTTCAGCGTCCAGGTCGGGATCTTCCCCCGGTTGCCCTGCTTCACCTCGACGAGCTGGGCCTGCGGGCCGTTCAGGGTGAACCGGTTGTACTGCACCGTGCCGCACACCAGCTCCAGCGCCGCCGTTCCCGCCGCGTCGCGGATCGCGTAGGGGTTCCACGTCGCGAGCGCCGTCTGCTCGATCGTGACGCTCATCGTGGGGACGTAGCCCCCCGCCACGAAGCCGAGGTGCACCCCGGCGTTGTTCAGCGGGACGCGCGCGCTCGAGATGTCACGACCGAGGTCGAATTCCCAACCGTAGACCACCGCGGTGGTGAACGCGCCGTACTCGAACGTCGTGGCACTGGACAGCGGCGGCAGCGGCGTCGCGGCAAGCGTCGGCGCCGTGAAGGTCTCGTCCGTGGGGTTGCCAGAGTAGATCCCGGCAACCTCAAACATCCACTTGGCCGGCTTCGGGTCCTGCGCCATCACCTTCAGGTTGGCGAGGGCGGCGAGCACAGCCACCCGCTCCATCTTCGCCTCGCCGAGCAGCTGCTTGGCCCAGCAGTAGATCGAGGCGGACGTCGGCGTGACGCTCGGCGCGCCCTGGACGAAGGTGAACTTCTCGGAGCTGGCGGTGAAGTCCCCCGTCGGTACGTACCCGGCGATCTTCATCGCCAGGTGCCAGCGGTTCTTCGCGAAGACGCCGGCCGCGTACGCCGCACCCGGGCCACGGAAGTAGCAGCTGAGCGGCACCTTGGCGGCCTTGCCACTGGGCGCCACCTGCAGGTTCGGGCCATAGCCCACGGCGTTCGGTCCGAGGTTGCCGTCGAACTCGAACTCCTCCGTCACCATCTCAGGGACGTCGTCACTGTCGAACTGGAGGTAGAACGCGTCGTCCGCTGCAGCCGGAGCCGCCAGCGTCCCGAACGTGGTCTCTTCCTTCATCTCGGCGGAGTAGACCGCCAGCTTCTTGGGCACGTATGCCATGACTCAGCCCTCCTGCGGGGTGTCGGCCGGAGCGGCCTTGGTCTCGGCAGGCGCGGCCTTGGCGGCCTTCGCCTCGTCGCGTGCCTGAATGGCGCGCTCCACGTCGCTCGTGAGCATCGCGCCCCCGAAGCCGGTGCACGTCACCTCGCCCGCCTTCAGGCCGCTCGCCTGCAGCTTCGCCTTCGCGTGCGGGGCGTCCTGTTCCGCGAACCACTTCGCGTAGGCATGCCCGTCAGGCAGGCCCACGGCTCGGGACTTCTCCAGCAGGTCGGCAGGCACCTCGACCGGCTCCCCGTTGATCGTCATGATGTCCATTGCATCCTCCGTTGGGTGTGCTCAGGTCGCGATGTCCTGCAGTTCCAATTCGAGATAGAGCGAGAACGTGATCGGCGCCGCTTCCTGGCTCACCATCGGGGGATCCCCGATCCGCACCTGCCCGGGCCCGATCACCTGTATGCCTTCCAAGACCTTTCCCTCACCAGCGCCCGCCCCGCGGAACCACGCCGCCAGGGAGAGCATCACCGCGCGCATCGTGTGGGCGCAGTTGCGGTGCAACGCGATCGGGTCGTCCTCCGTCGCGTCGTAGCGCACGATGAACGTGAAGACCCCGTCCTGCTGCGCCGCGCTGTCGAACGGCGACAACCCCGTCGCCTGGTGGAACAGCACCGAGAGACTCGGCAGGGTGTCCGGCGCATCCAGCACCGCCGCAAAGGCGTCATCCACCGCGGCCACCACCGTCACATCTGGCGGCGTGTCGTCCGTGCCGAAGTACTCCGCCGTCGCGAGCGCGGCGAGCTTCGCGTTTACGCCCCGCGTGTCGTGCGCCAGCGCCGCAGCGATCAGTCGCTGTGCCTGGGAGATCACAGCACCGGTACCAGGTAGACCATGCTCACCACGCCATCGTCGATCTTGCGGGGCCGATCGTGGACTCGGTACGCGATATCATCCACCGTCAGGACCGTCCCTTTCGTGATCGCGCCGAGGTCGTCGGTACAGACCTGCAGCCGCTTCACGTTGTCGAGTCGACGGCCCACCTCGACGTCTTCCTCGCGGTCCACGTCGTCGAGGAAGCCGTGCAGGCATCCCTCGGGCCCGTAGACCACCGTCCCCATACGGGGACTCTTCATCATCCGCCGCACGCGCTGCGTCTCGCGCTCCCGTGCTGCGGTGTTCATCGGGTCCGCATCCCCGCCGGCCGACCATCAGGCAGCCAGCGGACTCGCGCAGGAAACCCCACGGTCGAGGACACCGGCGGCACGCTCTCACGCGCTGCCGGGGTCTCCTCCCGCGGGGTCTCCTTGGAGCTCATCAGTCCGTCAGGACGTCGGGGGTCTCGCGGCCCGCGATGCGCGGGACGCCGTAGATCAGCGCCGACGTGATGTTGCCCACGTTCGACGCGGCCGTCACCGGCGCGATGCAGTCGTAGGTCTCACCGAGGCTGCCGGGTACGATCTCGAAGATCACGATCTTCGGCTTGAGTGCCGCGTCGGTGCTGAACGACGCCGCATTCGGCTGCCGGGTGAACTGGTGCCCGGCGGTCTGGTCGAGGCTCGTCCAGATCGGGACGAGTTCGGTCATTGCCGTCGCACCCGCAGGGGTGACGCCGGTGGCCTTGCTGATCGAGCACGGCACGACGGTGGCGTGCCCCTGGTTGATGAAGAACACCACGAACGCGCGGTGCAGGTGCTTCAGCGAGATGTAGTCGCCGGTGCGCCCCGCAGCGTCGGTCGCCGGCGGCATCACGCCGACCAGTACGGCCTGCTCGGGAAGGGTGAACGGGAACATGGGTACTTCCTTTCTGATCGGTCAGGGCAGGGCAGGGTGAGGCAGCGTGATGCCACCCCACCCCACCAGCGGTTACGAGCGGGCCGCCAGCGCAACGACAGGCGTGAGCGTGTCGGAGCCCTTGTGCGGGGTGATCGCCTTGCGCCAGGAGAGCTGGCCATCGATCCGGTCCGTCCACTTGAACGACATCTCGTCGTAGTCGAACCGGACGTGGGCCGAGACCGACGCCTTCGGGCCGTTGCCGTAGAGCACGTCGTACTGGCTGAGCGCCGCGCAGACGAAGTCACCGACGGTGCCGACCGCTTCCTGGAACTCGGTGAAGATCAGCGGCCGCCCGAGCAGCGTGTCGTACGGCCGTCCGCCGAGCCCACCCGGCAGGTAGAGCGGCTGGTTGCCCAGCGTCGCCGTGATGATCTTCGGGAACAGCGACTGGTTCGCGAGGAACACGATCGAGTTCCAGAGCGACTCCGGCACGCGAGACATCATCGTGGCGACGTTCGCCGCGATGTGCGTGTTCGTGTTGGCGATGTTCTGGCCCGACTCGATGGCGACCGCGACCTGCGCCGGGTGCCCCATGAAGCCGATCGGCTGCCCGTTGCCGTTGCCCGTGGCGATCGCCTTCTCGAAGCGGAACTCCAGTTCCTCCCCGATCTTGGTCTGCACCTCGCTGACCATCGACGGCGCGTCCTCGAGCAGCTCCTCGGTGGCCCGCGCGATCGCGATGATCTTCTTCTTGTCGAGCAGGTGCTCGCGCCACTTCACCTTCGCGATGGCCTCGGCCGCCCCGCCCTCGCCCACCCAGTACGACACGACCCCGCCACCGCGCTGCCCATCCACGCGGCTGACCTCATCCACGCGCATGAGCTTGACGGAGGGGGCGGTCGCCGGGATCCGGTTGACCCGGGACATGATCCGGCCGTTCTCGAACATGTTGGCGGTGGTCGCCGTCACGATCGCGGTCGGCACGCCGAAGCCGCCCTCGGACGAGACGCCGGTGCTCTGGCCAGTCACGTCGCGCAGGAGGCGCCGGTCGACCCGGCTGCCCGGCATGCCGGCGTTCGCGATCGCGCGCCAGAATTCGCCCTCGGAGTCGAACCCGCCGGTGTCGGCATCCGTCTTCACGTTGCCGTCACGGCCGATCTCGCCCTTCGGCGAGCGCACGAAGACGTCGGGCGCACCAGCGGTGGCCACGCGCGTCCGCGTGTTGAACTCCTCGGCCGCGGTGTCCGCTGCCCGCTTGAGCTCTTCCTTGGCGTCCTTCACGCTGGCGCCGCTGGTGATCCACTTGCGAATCTGGGCATCGCTTGCGCCCAGGCTCTCGAGCCCGTCCAGGAGCCGCACCCGCAGCTGCTCCGTGTTGGCCCGCTCCTCGCCCTCGGCCTCGGCGGGCGGGGCCGCGATGGCTGCATCGGTCTTCATCGTGCGCTCCTGGCCACTGGGGGCCGTTTCAGGGCTGTTCGTTCCACCGAGCCGCAGCGCCCTGAGCAAGCCGCGACCGAATCCCACCTCGTAGTCCGCCGGAATGCAGACTGTTGAGCCTTCCAACACCATGAAGCCGTATCGCCGGATCTCGAGCTCCCCAGCCTTCCGCTTCGGGTTCGCCACCTTGTAGCTGAGCTGCAGGTAGCCGATCGACACCTTCTTCCGGATGCCGTTGCGAATGTCCTTGAAGGCCCACTCCGCATCCGGGTGGCTGCCCTGGCGCACCATGCCATGCAGCTCCTTCCCGACGACGCGCACGTCCTCGATCAGGCCGACCTGCTTCGCCGTCCAGTGATCCAGGCAGAACGGCAACCCGTCCCGCGCATAGCTCAGGTCGACGGCGCCGTGGTCGAGGACCTCGATGTAGCTCTCGTCCTCCCACCAGTCGTACCGGTGCACCTCGCGCTCGGAAGACAGGCGCACCGGGATCCGATCGTCCTGCGCCTCGCCTTCCTCCGGCTCGCGGAGCGCCACGATCATCTCGCGGCTGCGCCACCCGCGGCCCTTCGCGATCAGCTGCTCGGCGAGGTACTCCGCCTCAGTCGCTGTCGTCGTCATCCGTGGTCTCCTTTTCCTCGTCGTCGTCCTCGGCGTCCTCGACTACTGCCGCCGCCTTGGCGCTGCCGGTTGGCATCGGGTCGTTGAGTGTCACCCCCCACGCCTTCGCCAGCTCGGTATCCTGATCCCACTCCTGCAGGAGCTCTTCGAAGCTCCGGCCATTCTCCAGCGCCAACCGGCTCCGGGTCGTGAGGCGCAGCGCCAGCTCGAGCTCCGCGGCCTTCAGGTCCTTCCACGGATCCACCCACGCCCAGCCTCGTCCCGCGAACGCGTGCAGCGCATACCGCCGCCAATCCGATCCCTTGATCTCGACTGCGTCGTACAGCACGCCGTTCTTCAGTGCTGCGCGGAACACCCGCGAGTGGAAGTGCTCCGGCAGGCGACGGTGCTCCACCCGATAGACATCGCGCTCCTTGATCGTGCCGTCCCGCAACGAGCCGTAGTTCGCGCCATTCAGGTTGCCTGTGAGCGTGCTGTGCGCGATCCCGAGCCCGGCGCCCACGGCGTGGTGCTCGACATCCACGAACGGCCCGTAGGCGGTCGCCGGGTGTTCCGCCTTGTTGAACACCGCCTTCACGCCCTTCGGGAGCAGCCGCGCCATTGCGGGCTCCAGCTCCACGGGGATCTCCCCGGCCGGGTCACCGTCGTCCTCGTCGAGCTCCGAGTGCTCGTCCTGCTCGTAGTGCACCGAGCTGCATGCACCGACCGCTGCGGCAAGCAGCTCCGCCTCGCTGTACCGATCGAGCATCTTGAGACGGCTCATCACCGGTGCGAGACGTGGGATCCCTCTCGTCTGCCCAGGACGGAGCGCCTGGAAGTAGTGGAGCACCTGCGCCGCCGGCACGATCATCCGTTCACGACCGCGTGCCACCATGTCCTGCGGGTGCCCAGGCCAGAGGTGGTACGCCACCGCCTCGCCCCACTCCGTCACTTCCACGCCCATCCGGATCTCGTTGCGGCCCTTGGTCGCCGTCCTGTTGAAACTCGCGTCCAACTGGTCGGGATCGAGCAGCTGCAGTGCATACCCGAACTCATTCACCCCGCGGCCCGTGCGCTCGATCGCGAGGAACTCGCCGTCGACGAACTCCGACCGCACCGCCAAGCGCTCTACATCGAACCAGCTATGCCGCCGATCCACGGTGCAGACCGATCGCGTGCCCCACGCCCTCCAGAAGCGGCGGATCTCCGCGTTCGCCTCCGAGTCGAGCGACTGATCACCTCGCGTCACCAGCGGGTGCAGCGTCAGCCCATTCGGTCCCACGACGTTGTCGACCCAGACCCGCGCCGCGGCGGCCGCGTGCGGGTTGTCGCGTACCAACTGCCGCGAACGCCCGCGGAGCGTCGGCAGGCTATCCCAGAGCTCCGCGTCCGCCGAGAGCAGTCCGTCCACCCAGCCTCGGGTGATGCGGTTGCGATCAGCGGCCTGCCAGTGGCGCCGACGCTGGCGCTTCGGTCCCGGCTGCAGCTTGTCAATGAGCCAATCCCGGATCGTCACTGCACACCCGGCATCGTGAAGCGAATCGGGCGGCCAAGCGGGCCGTTCCCGCGTCCCATCTCACGCGCCACCTGCGCCTTCAGGTCCCGCCGGAACTGCAACAGCTCAGGCAGCGGGATGTGCTGCAGCTGCCGCGTCCCGATGATCTGGTACTGGACGCCGTCGGCGAGATGCCCTTCGAGGAAGTCGTCCACGACCTTGAGCATCCGCCGCGCCCAGCTGATCCCGTCTCCGGCCTCGTAGCCTGCCGGATCGGGTGCCACCACGCGCTCGAACGTCCCCAGCGTCTTCCGCACACCCGACAGCGTGACCATCTCGACGAATCGCACCGGGCCACCCGCGCCCAGCTCCGCCGTCTTCGCCATCGGGACCGTCACCACGTGCAGCGCACCCTCAGCGGTCGCCCACGCTGGATCCCACGTCAGCTTCAGCGCGCCCACGATCGCGTAGCTCGGCACCCAGCCATCACTGGCAGGGTGATCGGGGAGCGAGCGCTCCCATTCCCAGGTATCCCCTGCAGTCAGAGACGCGGGGATCGTCGTGGCGCGCGCCGTCATGGCCGCACGTTCGCTGGGATGTGGGTTGTGGAGTAGGGGTTATGCGGCGCGCGTGGTGACAGATCTGTCACGCGGAGCAGGGACGCGCAGGCGGTAGGTGCGCAGTCCCTCGTGGCGCCCACCCTCCCCGAGGTACCCGAACTCGATGAGGCGGCGCACCGAACGCGCCGTGGGCGAGAACTTCAATCCGAGCTCGTGCCGGATCGCGTTGATCTTCACCGGCCGGAACTCGACCGGGTCGAGCTCGAGCTGCAGGTGCACCAGCACCGACCAGTCGGTGCCGCTCAGCTGGCGACTCGTGCGCGCGTGGAGGAGTTGGGCGAGGTACATCAGCCGCGGAACCGATCCAGCCACGAACCCCGCCGGCGCCGCACGCGCTTCGGCTTCTCGGGCTCAGGCTCCGGTGCCTCTTCCGCCACCTCAACGCTCTCCACGACCTCGGCGGGCGTCTCGGCGTCCTCGACCTCGTCCACCTCTGCCAGCTTCATCAGCTTCGACCGGATGTTCGAGCCCAGCATCCACAGCGTCGCGTAGCCGTAGCGCCAGAGGTCGATCGCCTCGTTCGCGCGCCCGCTGATCTTGAGCCAGATCCGCCGCCCGTTCTGCTTGACCAACTTCTCGCTCAGGAACTGCTCCAGCATCTCATCCGTCATGGACCCATCGAACTCGATGTAGCCCGGGCCGGGCGTCGATACCCGCGCGAGCCGCCCGAAGAGCACCCGCTTCGTGACCAGGTTGCTGGCCTGCCACCACTCGATGCCGTACCGGTTCTTCTTCCGGGCCCGACGCACCGGCTCGACCATGCCCTCGATCTCGACGCCGCGCACCGCGCGCACGTTCAGCCGGCTCCGGGTCCGCACGTACTCCGACACCACCTCTGCCTGGTCACCGATGTCGATCGCGCTGATCCGGATCCGCATCTCCTTGCCGTCGGCCCGCTTCACCGGCGTCTCGAGCAGGGCGTCCACGTCCTTCCAGATCGGCGAGTTGATCGACGACGTGTCACCCTCGATGCGGTAGACCTTCATCCACGACCGTTCGCCGGGCCCGAAGCCCACCAGCCCGACCTCGACGCGCGTGTGCTGCACGTCGATCCCCGCCACCAGCACGTGCACGTAGTTCGGCATCTCGACGCCCGGTGCCAGGCGCCGCGACTGCAGCAGCTTCAGGTCCACCGACACCCCACCCTCGCGCCACGGCAGCGCGCGCCAGGTGTTCTGGAACGTCTGCAGCTTATCCGGGATCATGAGCGTCTCTTGCAAGGCGATCACGATCTCAGGCCAACTCACCGTCTCGCTCGCCACCGCCTCGAAGTGGAAGCTCGGATGCGTCGTCCGCTCTGGCCGCTCGTGCAGGTAGGATCCTGCCTGGTTGATCGCCACCTTGTGCCGCTCCGAGAACATCTTGCCGCAGTGCGCACAGAGGTACTCCACGGTCTCCGGCCGATCCTTCTTCCACTTCAGGCCGAACGGTGTGTCACGGTCCCCGAACACCAGCGGCTGTTCCGCGCTGCAGAGCGGGCAGGGCACGTGCCACTCGCCTCCGCTACCCTGCACGTGGTACACCCAGATCGAGTTCGCCAGGTCTTCGTACACTGGCGTGCCGGTGAGCAGCCGCTTGCGATCCTGATACGTGCGCGTCCGACCATCAGCCAACTGGACGACGGTGCCCTCGCCGCCGACGTTCAGCGGGTACCGGTCAGGCTCATCGCACCAGACGTCGCGAATGGGACGCATGGACAGTTCGGCCGCCGACCGCGCACCGACGACCGTGATGGACCACCCCGCGCCACGCTTGAAGCGGATCCGGTTGCCCTTGCCCTTCGTGCCGCTCGACGCCAGCAGTCGGCGCAGATCCCAGGCGTTCTCGAACATCGTGTCGATCCGCTCCTCGCTCAGCGCCTTCGCCATCGTGAGCGTCGGCTCGACCGCGAGCATCGGACCCGGGTTGATGTGGGCGTTCTTGAGGAACCAGCACAGCCCGATCTCCGTCTTGCCGCCCACCTGCGCCGGCATGACGCACGTCACCGACCGCACGTCCGGATCATCCAGGGCGCGCATCGGCTCGATCTGGTAGGGCTTCGCGATGAACGCGCCCGCCACCGCCGAGGTGTCGCGGGTGAGCACCCGGTAGCGCCGCGCGTGCTCCGGCAGCGGCAGGTCTGGCTTCGGAGCGAAGTGCTCCTCGAAGAGACGCGCCTCGATCTCGATGAGCCGGGGATCGAGCGTCGCGATCACGACTCGTCCTCTTCCTCGTTGCCGGTCGGCATCGGGCCGAGGCGCAGCTCCTCGAGCACCTCGGTCACCAGTGCTGCGGCCTGCTTGCGGCGATCGCGCTCCTTCTCGGCTGTCACACCCTGCGCGATCTTCACCGGCAGCGCATCCAGTCGGCTCCGAACTCGGGAGAGCATGTCACCGACCCACGGTTCGATCAGCGCCCGCTCGATCAGCTTCGCCTTTTTCCGATCCACGTCCGCGCGCATCCCCTCCGCCCTCGCCACCGCGTAGTCCAACTCTGCCTGGGCGAGGGAGGACGGCGTGGACTTCTCTGCCGCCATCGATTCCTTGTAGCGCACATACCACTGGATCCCGCTCGGGATGCGGACTTTGACGGACTTGCCCTTGGTCACGCAGTAGTCGTTCAACCCCGCATCGCGGAGGTTGAACACGGTCCGCGTCGAGACTCCGATGAGCTCGGCGAACTCCGACTGGGTGACCTCGACTTCTGGCATTGTGCGGTAACTCCTGAAATAGCAACGACTTCCAAAAGGGGGCAGAAACGCGGAGGTGCAGGGTCCGCGTCACCCACCCCCACATGGGCTGGGAAGGACCCGCCGGGGGTCGGGCGTGGCACGACTCTTGCTCATGCGACCCGTCGCCCCACCACAGCCTTGGCCATGGCGCCGTCGAAGTTCGGCATGAATCGCTGCGCGATGATGCGTCGCGCATCAGGCTCGAAGTCGAGCAGCTTCGGGATCGGCACACTCGTCGCGAACTTCCACAGCATCCGCGCTCCCCCCTGTCCCTTGCTTCGACGTTCGTACAATCCCCACCCCTTCGAGCCAGGGTGTCCGATGACGAAGTAGCGACCAACCTGCTTCCTCGTCACATCGGTTGTGCCGCCCTTGTTCTTCCTGAAGGTGTTCTTGGTCCGGGCTGTCCTGGTGAGCCCCTGGAAGGCGCCGTCATAGGCCGAGAACGAACCGACGAGATTACGAGGCAACATCTTCTGCGGGATACGCATCGCCCTCGATGGGGCGAGGGCAGGGGTGGGGATGGCGATGGGGAGCTTCGCCGGGTCCTTCGCCACCTTGCGTTGCGACGCGCCGAACTTCGAGAGCAGGTGCGCACGTCGCGAGCCGATGTCGCTCTTGTTCACCGCTTGGCGATCGCCGAGGGCGACGAGCGTCCACGGGCGCTTCTCGGTGGCACGCCATGCCTTCGGTAGGATGGCAGGCGGCAGCGTGAAGTTCGGCACCCGGACCATGAAGTTCTGCGTGATCTTCTTCCGCTGCTCGACCAGCACTTCCTCAGCGGTGCGGTTCGCTGCAGCAGCCCACGCCTCGCGGCTCGTCTTGCTGAGGCCCACCAACGCGAGCTCGAGTTCCTTGTCGCCGTTGATCGTGATCTGCGGAATCATGGCACCGCCCTGAGCGAGAGAGCGCGGATCATATCTGGTTCGTTAGCCTGCGCTAGTCCCCTCACGCGGCATCCTCGCGGTGCTCCGCTGTCCACGCCTCGGCCGCTGGCGTGATCCACCCTCCGGTGTTGAAGGCAGGGCACCCACACCGGATGCGCCCGATGACCCCCCCCCCGGCTTTTTCGTAGCCCGCGAGGTAGGGCATTTCTCCGCAGACGGCGCACCCACCTGCCGCGTGCTGTCGCTCGGCGACGCGTCGCTCAGGCCGATGCCGGATGATCGTCGCAATGCGCGGGAAGGTCCGCTCCTCGCGGATCACCTCGCCGACAGCCGTGGTGAGCTCGTCTGGTGACCACCCCTGAAGTGCGGATCGCAGCTCGGAGATGAACCCGTCGAGGTCCGCGTGCCGTCCTGGGAACGCACGTGCCAGGCGTTGCACCTGCTCCTGGACGACGAGGTGGGGCAGGGTATCGAGCAGCCGGCTCATGAGGCACGCTCCGGTGGCTTGGTGCGAGAGGTGGGGAAGGCGAGCACCTTGGCGGTCTGCTGCACGAGACCCTCTAGGCGCTTGGGTGCGGGGCCGAGCAGTGGCTCGAGCAGATCGTCGCGGTGCTGCTCAGCGAGTGCGGCGGTGAAGCCCTTCAGGGCGAAGGCGCGATCGGTGGACCGCTCGAGCTGACGCAGCTGCGTGATGCCGCCGATCGCAAGGATCGCCTTGCCGACCGCGGTTCCGAACTCGGCCTCGATCGCGTCGAAGCCCTTGCCGTTCAACGCCCTGAGCTCGACCCGGGCGAACAGTTGCCCGACGTCGTTCACGGTGGGCGTCGGCTTCGCGTGCTCCAGAAGCTCGGCGATCGCCGGGAAGAACTTCGCGGTGCGCAGGTGGGTCTTCACCGCACGCTCCCACTCCGCGTCGGTGAGGTCGGCGAGCATCTCGCGGTAGAGCGACAGGGTCGCGGGAGACACCGTGCGGTGTGGGTACGCCTCTGCGAGGAGGGCGATCCCTTGCCGGAATGATTCCGGGCTCATGCCGCATCTCCCAGCATGCGCAGTACGCGTTCACCTGGCGAGAGCCCGTCGCTGCCACCCTTCGCTCCGTCCGTCACGATGCGTCGGCAGAAGCTGCGCAATGCCGCCGAGGTGACCCTCCCGCCTGCTACGGCCAGTTCGTGCAGCGCCTGCGCTACCACGGTCGGCGGGTACGCGGCACCGCCGGTGATCGGCTCCGTGAGCCCGACGAGCTCCCGCTGAATCGCGGCAGGGTTCTGGGCGGCACGTACGGCGCCATCCACGGCTGGCCGGAGGTGCTCAGGCACGCGGTTGCACCACTCGCCCCAGCCAGGTACGGTCGCGCCGTCGTCGGCGCCGTTGGCGATGGCACCGCCATCGCCTCGCGGGGGACCTTCGACAACAGCTTTAGCTGTTGGAGAAGGTTCTACAGAAGGTGAAGATGAAGAGCTATCCGAGGCTATTGGCCTCTGCGTAGCCACCCCATTAGGGTGGCTATTAGGGTGGCTATCGTCCTTCGCCTCACTCTTGGTCGCCTTGCCGCGCTTACCCCATCGCTTCTGCGCACCCGCCTGACCGGAGTTCACCATGGCCTTTCGGTACTCCTGATCCTGCACGCGCTGGCGTTCGAGGCGACGATTCTGCAGCCGCTCAGGGTCGTCCGGCGAAGGCGGGAAACACGGTCCCACGGCCTGCCACACCCGCTTCATGCGGGCCAGCGTGATCCCCTTGCAGATGGCCGCGAGCTGCCGGATGTCCCGCGGCACGCTACCGTGCAGCCACTGGTGGTCCAGCAGTCGGCGATACGCGCCCTCCTCCTCAAGGGACATCAGCAGCACGGGCTCATCGACGCAGAAGTCGCCAGGATACCACTGATAGGCGGGCTTCTTGAGCTTCTTGCTTGGAATCGTCATCGCTGGTGCTTCCCTTTGATCGTAGACCACATCACACCACAGAGGTACGGCCAGAGCATCGAGGGGCACATTTCGTAATTCCCTCGCTCCCACTTTCGTCTTGTCACTACGATCGCGTTGTACATCTCGCTCATTGGCCGCCCTAACCTGAGCCAAGTGCGAACCGAGTCGGGCTTGAAGAGATCCGCGCCCTGCACCGAGAACTCCTCAATCCACCAGTTGTAGACACACTGAACGGCTTCTTCGGTCTCAACGCGGTCCTGCTCAACGGCAGCGGACTGAGCCTTCAGTGCAATCCGCCGCTCGCCGATCTCCTGCATCGCCTCGGCGATCGCCATCTCATCGAATGCTGGCGGCACCGATTCCAATGGCACCGCTCCCTTGCCTGCGTTGCAGTTGAAGCAGGAGGTGACCAGGTTGGCGGCCTCGTCGCCTCCTCCCTCCTTGACGGGCACCACGTGATCCACGACGAGCACCACCTCTGGTGGCCGCTGCCCGCAGTACATGCAGCGGAACCCATCTCGCTTGAACACTTCGAACCGAAGGCGCTTGGACAGCGATCGCCTCATCAGGCACTCCTCTTCGGATGCTTCCGCATCTCGGCATACGTTCTGGCTGCAGCGTTGAGCGCGATCGCCCAGGTGGTGCCGCGGCCGTATTCCTTCTGGTAGCTGAATCCCGCCTCGTTCATATCGTGCCTGGTGACCACACAGACGCCGAATTCATCGGAGACCCGAGCCCGGGGCCCGAGAATGCGACGGGCCTCAGCGAGAGCGTCCGCCGTCGTCATTGCATTCCCTCGAGGGGCTTGGTGAGCGGCACCCATGGCGCTTCGTGCCCACCAGCGCAGTGCGTCCCCGACTGGACCCGGCCGCAGTGGCATCGCCACGACGCGAGCCCCGCGGCGAGATCTTGAACGGGCGTCTCGCTGCGCGGCTGACCCCAGTGCGCAGGGCGCGTGTTGCGCTGCTGGCGTTCCCGCTCACGCAGTCGCTCCTTGTAGAGGCGATCGGACAGCCGACGGCGTTCCCGACGCTCCTCCTCCGTGGCGGCCATGGTGCTCGGCAGGAGCTGGCGATCGAGCGAGGGGGCCCCGGCGATCGCAGGGATGCCGTGCGTGTTGGCGATGCGACGGATCTTCCGGTCGCTGTAACCGAAGCGGGCAGCGAGTCGCATGCGCGGAACACCGCGGCGCAGCTGCTCCACGATCTCGGCCTCGATGTGCTCTGGCATCGGGGGCGTCACCGGACCCTCCAGTAGTGCGCCGGCGGGGCGCGCCGGGTGAGACCGACCGCGCGGAGGAGCTTCCAGCTCGGTCCCCGCTTGCCGTCGAGCACCGCCTGGACGTGCTCCGCCGTGCAGCCGGTAGCCTTCGCGAAGGTGACCACCGATGGCAACGGGTGCTCGGCGACGCGCTCACGGATGATCTCGCGCACCTGGTCGAGGGTGAGGGGCTGGCTCACACCCCCCTCCATTCCCTGACGCGGGCGAGGGAGGCGCGGACAAGCACGACCTTGGCGTGGTCGTCGGCACAGCAGGCAACTCCTCCATCCCGTCCACCGCCTCCCTCGCAATCGCCACGGCGGCGTCGCGTTGGGACAGCGCCTCACCCAAGGCGATGCCGAGCCCCTTGGCGGTGTTCTCCGCTTCCGCCAGGCGCGCCTCGGTCGCGGTGAGGGTGGACTCCAGTTCCAGCACCCGGCGGGCAAGGGTGCGGGCTTCCCGGCTGTAGACGCGGGTCTTGCCGTCCTCGCAGACTTCGAGCGCTTCGTACTCGACACGCGAACCATCTTCGGCGATCGCCCTCACGCGCTTGTCCTCCTCCCCCCGCGCCGGGGGAGGGGTGGGGGAAACGGGCTTCGGGCACGGACCAGAGTAGCCGTGGATCTTGAACATCTGCTCGTTTGGCGGCATCGGCTCGCCGCACAATTCGCACTTACTCACTCGCTCACTCGTCGCCATCGTGCGCCTCCGGGGTGGGGGTGGCGACCTCGACCACGGCGAGACGCACCGCGTGGTGGCCGGGGCCGTAGGTGGCGTTCAGCCAGTCGGCGTACTCTCGCGCCGCCGTCTCATTGGCCTTGCTCTCCAGTCGGCCATCCGGGGACCGGACCTTCCACGCGAAGTCCTCGCGCACCCCCATCCCCTCGACCTCGCGCAACCGGGGCACGGCGGCGAGCACATCAGCCACGATCTCAGCGAAGTGCTCATGGATGTGCTCATAGCCCCACTCACGGGCTACCTCGTTCAGCGCCTCCCTCTCCTCGGCGCTCAGGTCACGCATCGGGCACCCCACGAACGGCTTCCAGTGCCGAGGTCAGGGTAGCCAGAGCCGATTCGGCTCGTGCCGTGGCGGCGTCCAACACCTCCGCCTCCGTGACACACTCCATGATCGCGGCCATCTCGTCTCCCGGCGACTTGTCGCTACTGTCCACCCACTCGATGTCGCGCATCGCCTTCGCCACCTTGCGGAGATGGGCGACGAACGCCATCCGCTCGGGAGAGTCGGGGGAGTTCCCCTCTAGCCGATCCGCCATTTCTGCGACCCGCCCGTAGGCGTAGTCATACGATCCACCGGACATCACTCCACCCCCTCTCGCCGCAGCAGGGCCGCGACGTGCGCGTGGTCGCAGGGAGGGACGAGTTCTTCCCATGCACTCTTGTCGGGGTCCGCCAGAGCGACCCAGATATAGGGGCGCATCGCTCCCTTGACCTTCCGGCGCACCAGTACGTCGCCATCGTGGTCCTTGCAGGCATCCCATTCCCACCCGCTCTTGGCCTCGGGGAGCGGCTCCTCGACCCGCTCGGCGGTCAGGCGCACGACGAGACAGGGGCCATCGTCGGCGCAATGCTTGCCCCACCGGGTCGCCCTCTCTTGCGCCTCGGCCTCGGTGTCAAAGGCCGAGATCCCGCCGTCTCCCGCCACCACCGCGAACGGCCTCGCCAACTCCACGCGCTCAGGCATCGGGGGACTCCAGTGCGGCCAGCGCCGCGTTGAGTTCGTCGGTCAAGTGGGCCGCGCTGAACGCATCGTTGTCAAACTCCCCACGCAGTGAAGGCGGGAGGAGGTGCCACCAGTTGCCACCCGGTTCGCGCACGAAATCGTTCACGCCATCGGAGAGCGAGAGCATCGGGACAGGCCCCCACTCTGCCGAGTCGAACGTCGAAAGCGCGAACTCCCTCCGCTCACTCGCCACGGGCCACCCCCTTCCGCACGCGCTCCACCACGTCGAGGTCGGTACGCCGATGACGCTTGCGCGCCAAGACTTCACGCCTCCGCCGAGCTTTTGCGGCCCGGTAGCTAGGATCTTCTCTCGTCCTTTCGGCGTGCCTACGCCTCGCCAATTGCTTGCGGCACTCAACGCATCGCCGAGATCCATCCGGGGCGACGTACAGGTTTTTGCCTTTGAGCGCCAGCCCGCAGGGGCAATGCGTCATTGACGCATTGCGAGCGCAGGGGCTTTCACCACGCAGGATGTTGGTCCGCTGCGTTACGGCCTCCAGGTGAGCCGGATTGACGCAAGCTGGGTTTCTGCACAAGTGGTCCAACTGAAGTCCAGCCGGAATAGGCCCGACAAATCGCTCGTAGGAGTACCGGTGGGCCAACACCGTCCTCCGATTGACGGAGATCTGCCCATAGCTACGACGAGTGCCTCGCTTTCCAACGGTTGCGCCCATCCACTCCCAGCAGCCGTTGGCACCATCGCATGGCAGCTTGACCTTCAGCGCCCAACGCCGCAGAGCCGACTCACGCCCGCCATTCCGCCCCGCCGTAATCTCCCGCTCGCTCATCGTCCCGCTCCATTCGTGTCCAGGCTGTTCAGGATGGTGTCGCGCGCTCGCACGATCGCGTCGAACCGCTCAGTGGTACCGCCGGCGTCGGGGTGCGCGAACTTTGCCGCCTCACGGAAGTGCTGCAGTGCCGACTGGCGCGTGCGTGCGTGTTGGGGCAGGGCGCTGGCGTGCTCACCAGCTGCGGTCATCACCAGGAGCTCCCACGCGGATTCAACGGGATCCGTCGCGCCAGTCGCGCCGGGAATGGCGATCCACCCGGTGTACTGCTCGCCGTGCGTCGTCACCCCGTAGCGATCGATGGCCCGAAGCTTTTCGAGGGTGAGCGCGATCGCGTAGATGTTGGCTTCGTAGTGACGGAACGTGTCGCACGGCCACTGCATCGGTCCGTGCTTCGTCTCGGCAGAGACCACGACGCGAGGACCCTGCGGACGGGCGTTCGCACGCAGCCGACCGTCCAGGCGCAGGTCCCAAGTATTTACATCGATCTCGAGCACCGCCGAGCGCGCACCGAGCTTTGCCAGCTCACGCTCGAGCAGGTTCATCGCCGCGTTCGCGCTGGTGCGGAACGGGCTGTTGCGACGGTCAGACGGCCGTGTCTCCGGCACGGGGTAGATCCCGATCGGGCGCGTGGTCCAGTCGATCACTGGTTCACCCGCCGAGCTCCGCGAGCATCGGGCTTCCCGAGCCGGCTTGCCGCGCGCCAGAGGAGCAGCATGCCGAACACCAGCATGAAGCTGAGCAACAGGAGGCCAACCACCGCGGCGAGACCGGTGAGCGTGCTCATGCCGCACGCTCACAGCGCGTGCACAGCCACACCTTGCGGTTGACGCCATCGACCTTCCGCCGCACCCGCTTCGCCGCGATGCGGTGCACCTTGCAGGCGCGGCCGAGGGTGAGGCCGGGCTCCTTCACCCGGCCGTGGATGGGGACACCGGAAGACGTCGAGTCCGTGCGACGACGCCAGGGTGTCTCCTCCCGCGGTGTGGAGGAGGCAGGCGCTGCGTTCGCCAGCATGCTGAGCAGCACCGCGAGGGGGGCGGCTCCGTGGCGGGCCCTCATGACCCACCTCGCAACAATTCGTCGATCTCTTTCCTCGCGGCCGCGAGGTCACGCTCCAAGCTGACCCGCACGCTCTCCTGCTTGTTCACGCTGGCGGTGGCCGCTCGGATCGCGATGCTGACAGGCAACGCGAGGAGCAGCACCAGCGGCGAGAACGCGCACACCACCACCGCGCCATAACCCCGGTGGGCATGGAACTCCCATCGCCACGTCTCAGGAGGACCCTTTGCCGCCCGATAGTGGGCGACCTCCCGGAAGACCCGTTGAGTCGCGACATAGAGGATCGAGTACTCACGCGTGCGAGCCAATTCCTTCTGCTCCGCCGGTGAGAGGTACTCCTCCCATCCCTCCTTGGCCTTTGACTGGATGGTTCGGGTTAGCACCCACTCTGGCCGCAGGCGGATCAGCAGCACGGTGGACACCAACATGAGGGCGAAGTAGCCGGCGAGGACGTAGATCACCGTCCCGCCTTCCGGCGCGCGCGCTTGAGCGCGAGCACCGAGTCGCCGTCAATCAGGTGCGCGTTCGCTGCGCAGCCGAGCCGCTGCCGATCCTTCGCGGTCGGACGGCGGAGGCGCTTGAGCACCCCCCGCTGGACGAGCCGGCGGACCTGTCGCTCAGAGAGGTCGAGTCGCGCGGCTGCTTTTTCGGTTGTTGTGCCTGCCATGATGCCCCCCGGTGGGTGAATTCGTGTTCGGGGACATATTCGGGGACTCGCGCCGGGTCAGGCGGCAAATCGTTCCCGATACACTCCCCCGATGTTGTTGCCGGGGAACCCTTTTCCCGATTTCCGTTCCTGCGCCGACTGACTGTTAATCAGCGGGTCACAGGTTCGAGTCCTGTCTCGGGAGCTAGGTTCCGCAAGGGTTTCCCCGACATTCGCGCGAGTCTCCGCTTCCCCGTTCGGGGGATTGTTCGGGGACTCGCGCTAGGGTTTCCTGCCCTTTCGCGGGCGCTCCGGGGTGGTGTCCTGCCCCGATTTTGCCGCCCGTTCCTCTTCCGTCTCCAGTAGCGCGCTGATCTTTCCCGCGTCCTCGCCCAGGAAGGCGACGAGGTCCGCGGTCTCGTACCGGTCGGTGACGTCCCCAACCGCGTGCCCCAGGTACATCCGCCGACGCGTCCGTGCGATCCCCGCCTGCTCGAGCAGGTGCGCGTAGGCGCGCCGCCCGTCGTAGGGCTGCACCCGGGTCTCCACCGGGAGGGCCCGCAGGATCTCCCGGAACTGCTTCCAGCCGATCTCGCGCCGGGTCGGGGTACTGACGCGCGGGATGATGCGGTCTCGCGCCTGGCGCTTCCGGCCGTGCACTTCCACCCGATCCGTGCCGACCGACCAGTCACCGTCGATCTCCTTCGGCCCCATCCCTGTGGTGGCCATGGACCACCACAGCGCCGCCGCCGATGCCGGCAGTGCTCGCCGGACGGCGATCGCCTTCGCGACCGTCGGGGCGGAGCGCTGCACGGTGTCCTCGTGCATCCCCTCGATGTCACGCACCGCGACGTACGCCGGATGCCCCTTCCCGAGGGTGGTCTTGAGGAACGCGAGCGCCGAGGCGCGGACCCGGTTGAAGGTCGGGGGCTGCTTCACCAGGCGCGGGCGTAGCCGGGAAATGACGGAGGCCATCTCGGCGATCGCCGACCCTTGCGTCGCCAACTGCTCGATGTGGACCCGCGCGAAGCGGCGCATCCGTCGCGTGTCGGCGTTCGGGGTCTCCTCCTCCCACGTCTCCCAGGTGCTCAGGAGCGGGAGCATCGCCTTGGCGTCAGGGACGCTCTCTGCGCGCGTGGTGCGGAAGACGGCGTACGCGGCGATCGGCTTGAGGCTCCCGTCGCGAATCGCCTCCAGCTGCCCAAAGAGGCCCCGCTCGTAGAACGTGTCGAGCATCTTGTTGATGCCCGCAAAGACGCGCCGGTCCGTGGTGCCCGAGGCACGCCGAATCCGCCCGATCCCAGAGAACTGGCGATCGAGAAGAAACGTGCCCCGCTGACCCGACGCGCGATGCGGTGTCACGCCGCCTCAGCCTTCCGCCGCTGCTTCGGCCGCGGGATGGCGCGCCGGCGTTCGCGCCCGAGCACCGTGTCCTTCACATCCTTCGCGAGGAAGCTGGCGGAGAGTGACGGGATGGCGGCACGACGAATGGGCAGCCGCAGCACGCTCTTCTCGCTGCAGCCCAGCCACTGTGCGACCTCACGCGTGGTGAGGATCGCTTCGTCGGGGAATGCGTTCAGGTCCATCATCAGATTCAGCCTCTCCGCAACTCAGGGTGCCCGCGGTACACCGGAGCGCCGGTCGCCTCGGCGATGTGAGTGGCGAGCCCCTCGAAGGCGTGGTCCCACGCGCGCTCCATCTGGTGCGGCGCGATCGCCCAGGAGAGCTTGCCGCCAGCGATCCGGTAGCGGAGTCGCACGGCGAGCTGATAGAGCCCCCCCCCTCTGAAAATCGGGATCCCGATCGCGAACAGTGAAGGCACCCGGATCTGCTGCCCCGCGCCGTCCTGGTGCACGGCGTCGTACGTCAGGGAGATTTCCCCGCTCGATAGCGACTGCGCCGACTTCACCGTCTCGGCCACGTGCACCTGCAGCCCGCGCGAGAGCTCGATCAGCTTCGCCGGCGTCGCCCACTGCCCACCGAGCAGCTCGCGCAGCGCCGTCAGGCTGTCCGACTCCTCGGGCTTGGCGATGACGTCCGTGATCCGCTCCTCGACGAACTCCGCGAACTCCACCGGCGCGAGGAAGCCACGCTTCGAGAGCCCGTGCCATGCCTTGAACTCATCGGAGAGCGCCACCGAGTAGATCGCCCCGTGCTCCCCGTGGCGAGGGCCGCCCTCGCGCCCTGCTGTCTTCGGCTGGTGGTAATCGTAGACCGCGATGAACGTCGGGGTCTGCGGGTCATCCTTGGCGAAGATGACCGACTGCTCTCCGGCGTGGCGCGTCACGTGCGCCACGAACGACTGCGGGTCCGTGATCCGATCGAAGCCCACCGCGCGCTCCGGATACTCGCGATAGGTGTCGAGCAGTGCCTTCGCGCTCGACAGATTGATGCCCCGGGGCGCGGCGAGGATCGGCTGGTTGTCCACCATCAGGACTCCCGGCTCGTGATGCTCCGCGAGGTACTCCAGTGCCGCCTGCATGTCGCCGCAGCCTTCCGAGAATTCGGTCATCAGCCCACCACCTTCATCGTTCGGGGTTCACCGGTCGCCGTCACATCCGTGAGCGGCAGGTTCAACTGCTTCGGGTGCTGCGAGCTGAGGCCGTTGTCGGGCGTGCGGAAGTAGACTGACATCCCGCGCACCGGCTTCGGCAGCTTGGTGCTGACCTCCCCCGAGATGATCACATGCGTGCCGTCGTACACGTGGTCGATCTTCAGGGTGATCGTGCCCTTCGCCTTCCCGCCGGCGTTCGAGTGGTGCTTGTGCAGCCCCTTGATCAGGTCCTCAAGCGCCTCGTCGAACGTCTGGCGGAAGTGCCCATCCTCCATCGTGTCGATCAGGCACATCGCCGGGCTCGGCGTCACTTCTCCCTCAGCCATGTTCCATCCCTGCGGCACGTGCCGCGGTGCATCGTGAGGTGCGGGCGCGCAGCTCGATCGCCCGTACCAGGTGACCCTCGCACCGGCGAGGGAGGATCTCTCGAATCTTCGTGATCGCGGCCTCGGTCGTCTCGCTCTGCAGCGCGGCGATGATGTGCCAGGTGCGGTTGGTCCGGACCTCCAAGCGATACATCGGCATCAGGCATCCCCGGAGACGAAGGCCGACCACGCATTGCGATCCTTCACGCCACCGCCCCGGGTCAGCTCTCCACCCTGGGCGATGAATGCCGCGCGGCGCTGGTTGATCCACGACATGAACGGTCCCATGCTGGCGCCCGGCATCTCGGCCCGATCGTGGTCGAGCTGCTCCTGCTCGGTGCGCCCATGCTCCTTTGCATAGGCGGTGTAGTGCGGGTTCCACGTCATGCGGCCTCCAACTTCTGCACCAGCTGCAGGTCCACCGTCGTCGGGCGCTCCGCGTCCTGCCACTCGGCGCCCCAGCCCGTGCGGTGCTGCCACTTCCCACCCGAGAGCCGCCAGATGCCGATCAGCTCCCCGCGGCTGTTGTGCTGATGGATCTCGCCCGCGTGCATCCAGAGCGTGTCATTCCCGGCGTTGATCATGCGGCCATCCGTTCACGGGCGGCGAGCGAGTGCGGCTTGTCACCGAAGAACGAGTAGCGACTCCACTCCTCGGCGAAAGGACGCACCAATTGGTCGAGCAGGATTTCGCGGGCCATCGGGAACGGCACCTCGTCACGCACTCGCGAGGGCGTCAGACCGTGATACCTCTGGAGGTGGCGGTTCCAAGACCGTAGGCCGCCACACCCCAACGCTGAGGCGACGCCCCCCGCCGTCGACTCTCGGTCGAACAGGACTGCTGCGTAGCAGAGGCGGATGTACGCGAGGATCCGCTTCGGGCTCGGCAGGCCACGCCGCGCCGAGCCACTCAAGAGGGTAGTCTTTTGCAGGCCGAGCGCCGGCGCGACCCGGCGTGCCGTCCTGCCCTCCTGGGCACATTCGGCGCATACACTCCACAACCGAAGCGCGTCGGGGCTGAGCCGCACTTCCGATTGGACGGCGGCCAGCACGGCCATCCGGCACTCATCAATCGTCACGTGATCCCCCCGGGCGCATGCAACTCCGCCTGCAGCCAGAAGATCAGCGCCGTGATCGCGGGCACCTGATCCCGCCCCCACCGCTGCGCGATCGGCAGCAGGCTGGTCAGCACCTCGGTCACCGTCATGGTCGGTGCATTTTCCGCAGACTCCTGCCACGGCTCGCGCTTGGCCCGGAACATGTCGGCGAAGATGTCCGCGTTGAGCCGGTGCAGTCCCCACTCCACGGTCGACCTCGCCTCAGTCCACGTGAGCCGCATCTCCAGGAGCCCGTCCACGGTCGGTACCCGGACGACCGCAGCCGGCCGCTCAGGGCTGTTCACGTCGGCGTAGACCGTCGCCTTCGCGCCGGCGATCATGTCGCACTCCGCTGGCGGAACTCGAACAGCGGCCGCAGCTCCGGCTCACGTTCCGCGAGTTCCCGGCCGATCAACGCCGTCCAGGTGTTGTTGCACTCGACGCGATGCGTCGCGCGACACCACTCCATCAGGGCCTTCACGGAGAGCCGCTTCGCGCCGGTGCGCGCCTCGCCGATCGCCTTGGTACGGATCGCCTCATAGACGAAGCGCCCGAGCTCCGTCTCGCGCCACGCGCTGTAGTCGCCCTCGAGCGTGCCGCCCGGGATGGCGAGCGCGCGCTGCTCTGCACGCTCGACCTGCGGACGTGTGGGCGGGGAGAGCGGTGCGAAGAGGTCGCCGAGGTCGGCCTGCGAGGGGCCCGGGCGACGATGCGCCTCCATCTCGACCTCGTCAAGGAAGCGGCGCGTCATGGCGCCACCGGCGGCATCGTGGCCATCGCGACGAGCAGGAAGAGGCAGGCCGCCGCGACGAGCATCACGAGCGCGAGGGCGGCGAGATCGGAGAATCGCTTCACGCGCGGCCTCCCGGGCGAATGACCCCGATGAACTGGTGCGGGCTCCCGGCGGGGCACTGGATGATCGTGATCGTGCGCATCAGCGGATCCTCAGGTAGGGAGTGCCGTCGACCAGCCGGGCGAACACGATCTCATATTCCCCCTCATCCACCGCGAGAATGCCGTCGGGGTGCGCCTTGCAGTCCGCCGTGATCGCCGCCTTGTTGGCGACGACACTCGCCGGGATCACCGTCTGGTAGCGCTCCGGCAGTTGTTCTGGCGTGCCCAGGATCTCCACGGTTTTGGCGGCACGCTGCACCGCGACCTTGAAGCGCTCGGTCTCCACCTTGTCGCGTCCGACGGCGAGCAGCTCCTGGCAGAACCGATCCTTGAGGCGCTTCACGGCGTTTTCGCGAGCGCGGCGGTGCGCCTGCATCCGGGCTTCCTCCGCCTTCCACTTCTCGGCGTCGAGCTCCCACTCGCGAATCAGGGAGACGTACCCATCCACCTTCGCGGAGAGCTCGCCCTCGACGCCAGCAAACAACGCCTCGATCTCCGGCGTCCACTCCCCCCCCGATTCGAGAAGCTGCTCCTCGAGGCCGCGCAGGTCGGTGGTGATCTCATAGAGGCGCCGGGTCATGCCGCCGCCTTCCGACGTGCCTCGTTCTCCTGCTTGGCCCATCGGATCTTCTCCTCCATCTCCCCGCTCGTCGCGGAGATCGCGTAGTCCGCGGCCGCGGCGCGCTCTTCGTCGGACCACTCCGGGCCCTTCATCACCTGCTCGAGGCGATAGATCTGCGCCTTCGTGCGCGGTCCGTCGGAGAACGGATCCTTCCCTCCCGCGAGGCGGGGATCGGTCACGATCTCCTCGGCCTCACCGTCGGTGATGTCGTCCACGATGGTGGCGTCGATGGGCGGGTGCGAGACATGGGACATCACCAGCGGCTGGGGCTTGTTCGCCTCGCGGTCGGCCTCGATCACCGGCGCGAGCTGCTTAGCCTCCGACTCCACCGACTCGATCGCCGCCTGCGTCTCCGGGAAGACGCTCACCGCCTGGCGGAGGCAGCGACGAGCTGCGCGGGTCTCAGCGGTCTTCGCGGGCTCCTCATCGCCGACGGGATCCTTGTCCTTGGTGAAGGAACCGCCGTCGCGCTTCTTGATCGTCCGGGTGCCCTTGTTACCGCACCAGTCGGCGCCGACGAACTCGCCCTCCATCCCCTTCAGCTTCACGCGGTACACCACCGCGGCGAGTGCCTTGTCGGGGAGGTTGTAGGCGACGCGCTGCGCGGTGCGGCGGTAGTGCTCCTGACGCGCCGTGCGCCGCGCCCCGAGGATTAGCGCCTTCGTCTCCTCGTCCACATCGTCAGGGATCGGCTCGTTCATCTGATCGACCAGCCGCTGATCGAAGTGCACGTGATCGGCACGCGCGTACTCGAGCAGGTCGGGACCGGCCTCTGCGAGCTTGCGCAGGTAGAACGACGCGTTCACGTACGGCTTGCCGCCGAGCACCTCGACCTCGGTGATGTCGAGCCCGTGCCGCTTCGCCCATGCACCGAGGGCCTTGAGCGTGCCTTCCTCGAGATCCTTCCCCCACTGCGTCGCCCGCCAGGCGCGCATGGCGTGGGCGATTTCCTTGCGCGCCTCGATCGCCGCCTGGATCTGCGCCTTCGGCGCGAAGCCGGGGTGCGTCTGCGGTACGACGGCGACCCCCCCCGCGTTTTCTTCGGTGGTCTCGCTCACAGTTCCGTCCTCCGGTCCGTGGTGATGCGGCTCCCGCCGATGAGGCCGAGCACGCCGATGATGCTGACGCCGAGCATGATCCAGAGGTTCGGGGTCATCCGACCGCCAGTGCGGTCTCGACCGCGTAGATCGCTTCCTGCTTGGCCATCACTTCAGCCCGTGCATCGGCGATCCATTGCCGCGCCGCGTCTCGGCAATCCGGATTCGCGAGCAGCTCGACCATGGAGGCGTTCTCCTTGGCGTCGTGTTTCGCGGCGGCGACGAGCACCCACGGCTCATTCGGGACCGGCTTGCCTGGGCGCGCCATGTCGAGGCGGGCGAAGGCCGAGCGGATCCAGTCTTCGCGGTCGTTGCGGTGGGCGAGCGTGATCAGATCCGCGAGCAACTGCTGCGCTTCGGCGATCTTCTTCCGGGCACGCTCGCTGCTCACGCCCCAGTACGTGGCCATCGCGGACCAGCAATCGCGGGCGGATCCGCGATAGGTGATCGCGGTCGTGCGGTACCTGGGACCGCGCCGGACCTTCGTCTGCGTGGGGGCGGTCATGCGGCCGCCTGGTAGCCAGCGAGGGTGCGACGGCGGATGTACTCACTGACTGAGATCATCTTGCCTTCGCGGGTGGATTCCTCGAGAGCCCGGCGCTGCAGCTCCTCACGCTCAGACGCGGTGAGGCTGATATTCACGGCCACCCTGTTGGTCTTAGGGGTCTTGCGCATATGATTCCTCGGGTTCAGAGAGCTAGTCCGTACTACCTACAGTGTATACACTACGCTAGTCGTAGTGTCTACGCAAGAGGGACCAGTCCGCTGCCGAATTCCGAGCAGAAGGCCAGAGTAGCTAAGGCGTTGGCGGGGGCTGAGTTGAGTCTATCGCGGGCGTCCCTGATGCTGACGGACGGGAAGGCGAATAACCGCTTTTCGCGCGCCGGGGCGCTTTCGCTCGCGGAGGCGGAGTGGCTCTCCGGGTTGACTGGCTATCGCGCGGGCTGGCTTCTATGGGGTGAGCTCCCCGAGAAGCCGGGCGCCAGCGAGGCCCAAGCGATCGAGGAGGCGCGCCGCGCGGGGGTGCAGCAGGCGTACCGAGAGATCCAGGAGTGGGCGGCCGCGCGTGCGGCGGCTGCTACCGCACCACTCGCAGAGGCTGTGCCGCCAGTGCAGGCTGAGCAGTTCTTTCAGGAGGCAGAGGCAGCGCTGGCGGGTGCCGATCGAGCGCGGAAAGGCAAGCGTCGACCGGCGTGAGGGCGCCTTCCTCGACTGCGAGGAGCAGGGCGCCGTGGTTCGGAGGCAGGCGACGGATTACCACGATCTCCGGGGAGCTCGTCGGGTCGTACCGGACGGTGTCACCTGGCCAGATGCCGAGGTGCTCCCATCCCGCGACCGCGATGTAGAACTGGGGGTAGGTCATCCCGAAGATCTCCCGAATGGAGCGGTGATGATACAGGGGGGCGGTGACAATAAGCCAGCCCCCTCAAATTTCCCTCAAATCGGGGTTGTCTCACCCCCGATGCAGTGTATACGAGAGCATTTCCCCGACCGTTGCATCCCCCGCGAAACCCACCGTCAGGAGTCCACCATGCGCATCAGATCCGCCCTCCTCCTCGCTATCCTCGGGTCCGCCTGCGGTGGCTCCGGCCCCAGCGACACAAGGCTCTCTGGGGAATACGACGTCCACGGCACCGGCGCTGTGCAGGCCCAGCCGGCCCGCTTTCGCGTAATCTCCCAGAACGACGAGCGCATTGTCATCGACTGGGTCGGTGGTGACGTTCGCGGTGATCTGCCGGTCCGCGACACCGCCCAATGGAACGAATCAGCCTACCGGCTGGACTGGCGACCCCAAGCCCTGAATGGCCCGATGTACATCGTTCGGATCCTCGGGGAGACCTGCACTGGACAGACGTTCTTTGGATTCGGCAACTCTCCCGCCTGGCTGACGTGCACCCTAACCCCCATTTGACCCCCCGTTGACCCCCTCGCCCCATCTTGGGGCATGGACCTCACCACCGCCCTCGGACTCCATCGCCCCGACGCCTGGGCAGCCGCCGGCGACGGCCGCGACCCGTTCGGTCGCCCCCTCTGTCACACCCCTGCAGTACCGCCGTCACCCAAGCCCCCGCCGGAGGGCAGGGGATCGGGGGGCAGGCGGTGAGTCGGGGCGTCCGGGTGTGAGCCGGTGGAGGGATCAGCGCGGCTTGGGGCGGGGCCGCTGGAACGGGTGGACGCGAATCACAACCGACTCGCCAGCACGGCGGCACCGGCAAGGCACCCGGCGGACAGCACGCGCTCGGCGCACGCTGCCACCGTGACGCCGCCCATCGCCAGCGTGGGACCAACACCCCACCCCCGATTTTTCGATGCCCCCGGGGGCGGTACAGCCCGCAGGAGGGCCTCGGCCCGCTCGGCCCGCCCACGCCACAGCGCGGTCTCGGTGGTATCGCTGGCCCGGAGGTTGGCCGCGGTCCGCAGCTGCTCTCGCAACATCGCCGACACGTCGCGTTGCGCCTCCAGTTGGGCACCCCGGTATTCGGCCAGCGCGATCACGGTGTCATACTCGGCAAGCGGGACCGTGGTGGCCCCGACCTGCCGGAGCGAGTCGCGGTAGGCCGTCAGCCGCGCCTCGCGCCGCCAGCCCTCTGTCGCCATCGAATCGGCCGCCGCTTCCTTGCGCTTCGTCAAGGCGGCGAGCGAGTCCATGGTCCGGGTGAGGATCACGCGATCGGCCCGGACTTCGGCCAGTGAATCGGCCACCGCCTCGACCGATCGCTGATGGGCGGCGATCCGGGTAGCGTCCTGCTGACTCCGCAGGTAGGCCCCCCAGAGGACGCCGACGCCGACCAACCCGGCGATCCCGAGGACGGCGAGGACCACGCGGGTCACGTCGCCCGCCGATGCCGGACCACCGGCACCCGCTCCCAGACCAACAGGTCGCCTGCCACGCTGATGGCGAGCCACGCGGCCGACGGGGCCAGCGCGATCACCGCATCCACGACCGCCGCGTCAATCGTGCCGCGATACACGCGCGCGGTGGCCGGGGTGGTCGTCACTTCGGTCAGCGTGACGGTGGTCACCGGGTCGGTGACCGCCAATCCGCCTTCGGTGAGCGCCAGGTACGCCGTCACGGTGCGTCCGGTGAGGGTCGCGCCGTGCTTGGTCGTGAGGGTCACGCTCACCGGCAGGTCGTTGCCGAGGGAGAGCGCGTAGGTCTCGGTGGTGCAACTCATGGGTCACCTCGGTAGGCATCGAGAAGAGGGGCGCGGAGGAGGCTGGCACCGATGGCGGGGGCGTCCGTGAGGCGCACCTCGATCCACGGGGCGCGCGTCAGGGTGGCGCGCATGGGGCGGAGGGCGTCGGGGTCCACGAACGACAGCACCGCCGCCTTCGAGGTGGCGAACACCACCACCGGGACGCCGAGCGCGGCGAGCCCGCCGAAGACAACGGTGGCCGTGACGGCCAACCCCGACACCTGCACCGGGACCATCGCGCCGGCCAGTTCCCCGAACGTCCCGAACCCAGCCGATGCGGTGGCGGTGACAGCAGCCGGGACCGCAGTGCCCGCGATGGTGAGCGGGTCGTTCTCCGCATCTGCCGGGACCGCGAACGCAAGGGCAGAGACCGGCGTGGTGGTGCCCGCGAGGCCACCGAACAGGCCCGATGCCGCCACCGCACGATTGGCGACACGCGCTGGCCCCGCCGAGGCCGGGAGCGGACCGAACGCCCCACTGGCGGCGACACTGCGCACGATGCCAGCGGCGGGGGCGGCATCGCCCGTGATCGGCGTGATGTCGGAGGCGGTAGCGGGGACGGATCGCACATGGGCAGCGGCCGGGACGGCATCACCAGCCAGCACGCCGAGCGCGGCGGTGGTCGCCAGCGCGTGCGCCGTGACGTGCGCAGGGGCAGCGTCGCCGTCAAGAGCATCGAACCCCGCCGACGCCGCAAGGGGTCGTGCCACCACGGCCACTGGAGAGGTGGCAGCATCCAGAGCACCGGAGGTGCCGACCGAGGGCGCGGCCTGCGCACGCACGGCGGCGGGTGTCGCGGTCGTCGCCAGCGCGCCAAACTCGCCGGTCGCCGCTACCGAGTGCCCGGTCGCTTGCGCGGGGACACCATCCGCCGCGAGTCCCGCGAACGCACCGGATGCGGGCACGGCCCGCACATCAGTCGCCGCCGGTACCGCATCGCCATCGGTGGGTGTTACGCCACCGAACTCACCAAGGGCAGCGACCGCGCGGGCATGCCCAGAAACAGGGACAGCGGTGGGGGTGTCTTCTGCCACCAATACCGGCACGTCAACCGAGACCGAAGAAACCGCCACGCCATAGGTGGTGCTTTGCGTCCGCGCGGTGATCGAGACCCGGAGCAACGAGTAGTCCGAGATGGACGCCGCCTCTGCCTCCGTCAGCTCGTAGCTGACATCCTGCCATGCCCCCGTGAGGTCTGGAAGCTGCGCCGAGGCGCTACTGCGAGGTGCCTTCGCGACGCTGTCCTGCCAGAGATCCAGGTTCCACTCCGGCACACCACTCGGCGCAATCGGCACCCCGTCGTCCGCTGACACGATCCGCACGCGAACCACGTGCCCGCTCGGATCCTCGCCCGTGCGGATCGTGCCGACGGGAGCAGGCAGGCCGAGCCGCAGATTGCTCCCGAAGAACGCTGACCCCTCAGGGAGGTAGACAACCGAGGCATCGTTCGGCGAGGTCTCGTTAACATTCTCGTGCGGGTCGGTCGCGTCGGGATCGCCAACCCACGGCGGGGTGTCCCCGTTGTAGACCGTGCTGTTCGGGCGGAGCGTCTCGATGGCCTCGCTGATCGGCCCGGGGATCGCGCCGAACGATCCGGCCGCAGCCACCGCACGCGCATGGACTGCGACCGGGACGGCGTCGGCAGAGCCGCCCGGCTCGGTACCCCCCGCCGCCGTGAAGGCAACCATGGCCCGGGTGTAGGCGTCGCCGCCGTTGGCGGTCTGCTGCGCCGTGACACTCCCGGGGTTGGCGGCCTCTGCCTGCAACACGTAGAAGGTCGCCAGCGAGTTGTCGCTGAAGGCGTCGTTCGCATACCCGGTGGTGCTACCGATCCAATCCCATCCCGTGCCGCCGATCGATCCCCAGGTGTTGTCGTCGGCGGTCTGGAGATACCCGACGATGACGGCAGGATCAGTGGCGGTAGGCGCGGCGCTGGTGACCGTGCAGGTGAAGGGCGAGCCCGGGGCGCCGACGCCCGACGGCCCCGCCAGCAGCTCGGCGCTCCATGTGACACCGGTGTTGTGCGCTCGCCAGACCGACACCTCGACCGTGCACGGGTTTGAGCCGACACTCGCGCCCGCGAGGTCGCCGTCCCACGTCCCGTCGAAGACGGCCCAGAACATCGAGTAGCTGCGGGGGTTGGCGGTCGAGGAGAACACCTCGGTCCACGTTTGCCCACCCGTGCCAGAGTCGGGGGCGGCGACCGAGGTGCCGCGACCCGTGCCACACCAGACGAGGAGGTCCCCCGCTTGCGCGAGATTGAGCGCAGAGGCCGCGATCGCGGCGGCACCGGATGCTGTCCCGGTGGCGCCGATATTGGGTGCGACCTGAATCTTCGACGGAACGACCGCCATCACGCACCCCCATGCCAGATCGCCCCGCCGCGAGGGCGACGGGGCGACTGGTCAAGCACGCGGGCGAGCCGTGCCGTCACGATCAGACCGTGGCGGTCGTCTGCGGGTACAGCTGGAAGAGCCCCTCGGCGTTCGGCGTCACGGTGAACGTCGCCCCGTTCATCGGGATCGGGCGGTACACCTTCGCCGTCGCGAACGTCGCGGTCCCGAACGCCGTCGAGTTGACGCCCTGCAACGAGAACTCGTTGGCGTCCACGACCGTGACCTTGAACCACTTGCCGTTGAGTTCGTCGTCCCACGTCCCACCCGCGAAGCCCTCGATATACACGAGGTCGTCGGTCGAGAGATCGTGATCGCCATCGGTGGTGAGCACGGCCGGGTTCGCCTCGCTCGCCGCCGTCACGTCGATCACGTTGCCCGTCGTCTTCACCGGCACCCAGCCGATCACATTGGACCCAGCATTGTCCGTGATCTCCTCGGCAACCAGGACAGCGGGCGCGACGGGCGCGGGGCCGGTCACGCTGGAAAACGCCATCGCCGCCGCCGTCAGTTCGGCGCGGTTGCCGCTGTCGTCCTCACTGACCGCCAACGAGGCCATCGCCACGCGGGACGATCCCCCGAATCCGCCGGTGTAGCCGGTGCCCGCGTACTCGTCAATCTCGCCGACGTTGTTGATGGCGCGGGTCGGGACCGCCGCGTCGCGGGCGAGCAGGAGCGCGTGCGGCGCGGTCAGGTTGCCCCAGCCGACGGTGGCGACGCGCGTGATGCCACGGTTGGTCATCATGGTTCAGGTACTCCTCAAGCGAATGGTGAACGTGCCAGCCGCGTCACCGCGCCAGCAGAGGGAACTACCGGACTGCCAGACCGCGAGGGTGCCGTCGGTCGTTGCTGTCCAGGGGGAAGCCGACGCCACGGGGACGCATCGCGTCACCCCGAGCGGCGTCGGGTCAGGGGGAGCGATCATCGGGGCGCGAGGGATCACGAGGGCGAGCAGCCGCGGCACGTCGACACGGCCGCGCCCATACTCCGGATCCGGGCCGACCGGGCCGCCATCCACCGCGCTCGCATGCAACAGCGCCGTGATGCTGTCGGGG